CTATCGGGAGTCACATTTTGTGTGCTTGTAGAAGGTGTAGCAGTCTTTTCCTGTGTAGTTATTGATACTTTACCACTACCATTATGATAGCCCTCGGGAATAGTATAGGATGTCGTAGAACCATTTAGGGATTGTGAGACAGCACCCCTATTTGGCATTGTTCCTGTTTTGTTAGCTCCACTTGAATTGGAAAATGTCTTAGGTGCTAAAACATCTCCTTCACTTGCATTACCTGTTGATGTTTCAATATTCTCAATCCCGGCTACTACATCACTAAGGGATTTACTAGCAGGTGTTGAACCCTTAGCTACTACAGCATTGTATATACTATCAACACCAGCCCGAAAATTTTGCTGTAAAGAAGAAACAGCTTCCTCTACTGTTTGATTGATATTCCTAAACAGGTTTTCATAGCTAATCTTAAATTTTACCTTTTTCTCTTCAACAGGTATTAAAGTATCGGGAGAAACACTGGAAATTTCTCTGACCTTTTCATCTTTTTCCATAACTTCTACTCCTTATCTGCTAAAGCTGTCATAGAAAACTGCGTTCATATCTTTCCCTCTGCTCGTCTTCTTAGAGGGTTCACTTCCCGCAATCTTCTTAAGGCTCTTCAATCTGTCATTCTGCTCATTGAGCATAGCCTGTGCCTGTGCAACAGCTTTGGCATGTCTCTTTGCATCAGCCTTAATCTCTTCTGCTCTTGCAAGAGTCCTAGCATCTTCTTCTGCTCTCCATCTCTCTTCTTCAACACTCATTGGAACCGCTCTCATTGTCTTCCTCCTCTTTTTCTTTTATTCTCTCTATCCACCTTTTCATCTTGCGCTCCATGACTTCTTCATCAAGAGGAATATCCAAAGTCACTATGCAGTTCACTACATCAGCATATTCCTCTATCACTTTATCCCGAGTCTCATCAAGAGTTCTAGGTGTAGGATTTTCTTTCCGCATGATTCTAGCCATTTTGAGTGCTTCTTTTGCTAACTCCAAACACTCTTCTGCTAGTTGCTCATAGCAAGCGGGCTTTCCTATTTTTCTTATAATATACTTCTCTGCCATTACTTCACCCCCAAAATCTTATGGAGCTGAACTTGGACTCTTATATTTGAAAGCCTATCTTCTAACAGCCAATTCACTAGGTCATTTCCGATAAGCATTTTGTTATACATATTAAACATGGGGCTTACAAGTATCTTTGCCTGTGTAGGGTAACGCTTCATTATGCCCTTCATAAAGTCATAATCTTTACGGTCTTTTATGACATATTTAACCTCATCTTTTGTGTGTAGCTTGATGAGATTTTCATAGACGTTCTTTTCAACTACTCCCGAAGACGGAGTCTTAACATCCATCACATAGATAAAACTTCTGCGGTAATCATCCTTTTGAATAGGAATGCACCCCGAAGTCTCTATTGATACTTGATACCCATAAGATTGTAGTTCATACACAAGTGGGAGTGTATCTTCATAAATCAAAGGCTCTCCACCTGTTATGCATACTCTCTTACACCATCTGTAATTCTTCTGTACCTCATTAACGATATTTGCTATTGAAATCTTCTTCCGCGAATTTTTGTTCTGTGGTTGGTCGCAATATACACATCCAACAGGACAACCAAACAGGCGGATAAATACAGTAGGCAATCCCGACAATGAGGATTCTCCCTGTATTGAACAGAAAATATCATCTAAATACAACATTTGATACCTCTTTTAATACTCGTTTAAATACTCTACAAAGCTATCATCTGTTTCCCACAGCTTCATACTGTGCAGATGCACTCCAAGGGGAAGATGCAGCTTTATCTCTTTTGCCATTGCTTCAACTATCATTTCTGCGGTAGGGTTGGGAAGAAAATCATTAAGATATTTATGGTCATAATCCTCAATGATATGCTCCTTAACTAGACTGTCTAAATCATGGAAATCAATTATCATTCCAAATTTAGGGTTCTTAGGGTCTTTTATTAAATCCCCCTTAACTGTCACTTGAAGTCTGTAATTATGACCGTGTAGGTTATGGCACTTTCCCTCATAGTAAGGTAATTTATGCGCCGAACAAAAAGAAAACTCTCTAGTAAGTGTTATCATCTTTGCTTCTCCCTTACTGAATAATGAGTCTTGCTATGATAACTGTCTTATCACCATCTAGAGTGACTTTATCATAACCGAGTCTTGCGGTTAGGGATAAACCCTTACTTGCAAAAATACTTGAAGCGGTAGCAATGGACTTTGCCATCTGACTTACGCTAGATGCTCCTATTGCTCTCAACTCAATATTCTTAAATCCACTATCATAGGTCTTCACGATACTCCCCGCAGTTTCTTTTGTGGGAGACTTACCCGAGATTCTTAATACTTTTAATTCATCATTCATACGGCAGTTCCTCTTTCATTCTGTATGGGTAAATGATTTTTGAAACAATCAGCTTTTCAGAAACACCGCCAAAATGTCTGCTGTCTAAACTGTTGTTGCTGTTATCTCCTAGTAAGTAGAAAGTTCTTTTCTTTGTCACAGGGTCTTCACCTATGAGACTTACACGCTTAATCACGTACCTCTTCTTTACATCGGGTCTCTCTGCTACTACAATATCTCCTACTCTAATATCACGTTTTTTACATAGTCGATAAGATATAAGCAAGTCATCATTATTGTATGTTGGAAACATACTTATACCATCTACATGAACAATAGGGAAAACCTCAAGAAGAATAATGATAATACATACTACAAATAAAACACCCATAAAAAAGTTAATCATTGTTAAAGTTCCTCTTTTCAAATACTTTGTCTTTAGGTACAAGCTTAAGAAAATCCTCAAGGCTCAGAGTCACATAATCCCTTGAAGTGTTAAACTCATGAAATACCACGATTGGAGTTCTACCTTTGGGGCAATCTGAATTTGCCTGCATGAGCCACTTTTTAAGATTCCAAGTCTTGTGATTCTTGCACTCGATATGGAGTTTCATTTTCAGCCTGTCATTGACAATAGTAATGTCACCCCTGTAATCATCAGCTAAAGTACTTTTCTTAGCGAAGCCTCCGCTCTGCGGGGTTCTCTTCAATTCTACCCCGAATGCTTTCTGAAAGAGGTCTGCTATAAGTCTCTCATAGCTTGCTCCCTTTCTTTTCGCTCTTTTCCCGCGCTTAGAATACAGTTCCTTTTTTGATTCATCTTTTACTTCTGCTTTTTTGAATACCATAATTAATACTCCTATATAATTCTACAAGTGATAATTTGAGTATACACCACTCTCAAAAAAGAAACAATAAAAAGGGACGTAGTGGATTACCTACGCCCCAGTATGAAAAGGAGTTTGCTACTCGGATTGAAGACATTATCCAAATAGCATATATGTTAAAACAATAAATTGTTTAACTATCTTATTTGTCCGTAGGTAGTGGGATGTACCTACGGACTATAAACAAAGCTAAAGATGGCAAGTGCATTAGCCTTATTTATCATCAGTATAACTCTCTTCGACTTCTTCTGCCAAAGCTGTTAATTTCTCCCCGAAGATTCTTATATTCTCGTCATCAACATTCCCCGTAACTTTATAAATCTTAAGCATCCTAAGATACATAAGAGCTTTTTGAACATCTTCCATGCCATTCTTAAACTTGTGTCTCCATAGATACTTGAAAGCATTACACAAGCAAAAATAACATACAGCCTTTGAGCCAAAGAGGAGATTCATAACATCTATGCATTCAAGGGAACTCTTTCCACTATAGTGATTCGGGTGGTTTACATTATCTTTAATAGTATCTTTTACTTCATTACTCATCTTTATTAACCTTTCTTCAATACTTATTTCAATGGTCTTAGTATATATGATTTGTCATATTTTGCAAATGCAAGGAATCCATCACCTGTTCACATTGTAGTTTCGGTTCTCATTATCAAAATCACTACTCCTACGTGACACTTCCCTAGAAATCATAAAGATAATATCCTCAATATTGGAGATATTATACTCTATCATCCGGCACTTCTTCTGATATGAGCATAACTCCTCATAGTAAGGCTTCACTGTCTCATTAGAAGCTACTTCCCTGTCTTTTGCTTTCTCTGATAGCTTAGTCTTTGCAAGCGCCGAATATATAGGGCTTGAAACATAGGTAAAGTTTCTTCTCGCCTGTTCACACAATAGTTCTGCATGACATAACAGAGTCCTCATGTAAACTTTCTGCTGAGTAAAGGCATTAAGCAACTCACCTAAATCTCTAGTCGAAACTTCTGTAATCTCGGCGGGAAGAGTAAGATAGTCCTCATTGATATTCAGCTTATTGTTAGGGTCAAAGAATATAAGCCCTTGATTCTCTAACTCAGACTCTATATTTAATGCTTTGTCCTTGTTCTCTAAAAGGACTTTCATCGGGTCTACTTTCTCCCGCTTTTCTGTTGTTTGTCTTCTTTTAATCTTCATATACTTACCTCACACTATCCAACAGGTGTTCTTGTAGTTACACCATCTGCACACATTACATGACTTGCTTGTTCCCTCACGCTCGGGCGCTTTTCCTGTCTTACAACACTCATTTATAACAGAATAACGGTTCAAAATATCCTTGAGTATTGCTTCGGACTCACCCGAATTTCTGTCTACAACAAATTCCTTTAACTCTTGATTATTCTTATCCTCATACAAGAATATGACTTTTGTTATGGGCTTCTCCGTATCATAGAGAATATCGTCGCTTATTATGTTTAAGTCCACTTGATACCGAATCTTCTCTTCTCTCTTGAACTTATGTCCGTCTTGCATGTACTGATAGTACTTGGCAAAGTAATTCCTACGCTCTTGCTCGGAATTAAAGAACTCCTCTCTGCTCTTATATTTCTTATGCAGATACTTTCTTCTTTCCTCGGCGCAATAGAGATAAACAAGCCCCTGTTTCTTGTGTTCTTCTTTAGCATCTTTAAGCTGTCCGAACTGATTGTCATTGATAGACTTGATTTCAAGTATCGCTACTTCATCTCCGAGGTCTAAGAATCCATCAGTATGACCTTGTATCCTGTACTCATCATTTAAAATAGGAACTTCATCGCATATAAGAAGCCCCATATCAGACATATATTTCTGCAACCTCAAATGTACATGAGTCCCATTGTCAAATACTCTCTGTGTTCTCGGGGCGATACTTCCATCATCTTGACAGGCGGTTCTTGCATAGAAGTTTGCTCTAA